GTCGACGCCTGGTGTGTCTCTGAGGCGATTCATATGAAACACCATCCGCTGTCGGGTGCCCAAGGGTTTGCAGGCCCTTGCGTGTAGAAATGGTTCCTACAATTCGCCGCCCTTGAGAACCCCTGCCCCTTAGTCCCCTTTCGCCGGTGTCACCGCGGCCATCGCCGCCAGCATCGCACCGACCAGGGGACCGCACCGCCATGGGCACCAAGAGCAAGTTCTTCCGCGCGTTCGTCGAGGGTCAGACGATCAGCGACGGTCGCACCGTTACCGCCGAGATGATCGACCAGGCCGTTGAGACCTTCAACGCGGAGACCTACACCCCTGGCATCAACATCGAGCACCTTTCGGGCTTCAGTCCAAACCCGCCCTTCAACCGCTACGGCGACATCTGCGCAGTGAAGGCGCAAACCGATGACGTCGTCATCGCCGGCAAGAGCGAGAAGCGCCGCGCGCTCTATGCCCAGGTCGACGCCCTCGATCAGCTGATCGAGCTGGCCAAAAGCGGGCAGAAACCTTTCCCCTCGGTGGAGCTGACCGCCGACTATGCCGGCACGGGAAAAGTAGGCTTGGTCGGCCTCGCCTTCACCGACAACCCCGCCAGCATCGCGACCGAGAAGCTGACCTTCTCGCGCTCCGCCGCCGTCCATCGCACCATCTACTCGACCGGAACCGAGGGTGTCGCGATCGAGTTCGACGCCAAGCCCGCCGACGCGACCAGCATTGCGGACGCAATCACCGGTGGCCTCACCGCCTTTTTCGCCAAGTTTCGCACTGAGCCGGAGCGGTCGAAGGAGGAAGAGCGCAAGCCGCCCGCCAACGACAATTTCGACGCCCAGGCATTCAGCGCCGCGATGGGCGCTGCCGTTGGTGAGCAGATTACCGCCGCAGTGAAGCCGGTATCCGACGCTGTCGCCGCGATCCAGAGCGAGTTCGCGGACATCAAGGCGCGGCTCGAACAGAGCCCTGACAGCCGCTTCAGCCGCGCGCCTGCCACCGGCGCCAGCCCCAACGCGCAGTTCGTCACCGACTGCTGATCCAGCCCCCGCGCAAAACCCAGAACGCCCCTCGCCCCCGGAGTCGCCCCATGCAGCCGAACACCCGAGTCCTCTTCAACCGTTACGTCGGCCAGCTCGCGCAGCTCAACCAGCTGCCCGATGACTTCACCGCCATCCCCGGCGAGCTGAAGCAGTTCGCCGTCGCCCCGGTCATCGAACAGAAGCTGCAAGCGAAGCTCACCCTCGTCTCCGACTTCATGAGCCGGATCAACGTCGTTCCGGTTGTCGAACAGCAGGGTGCGCGCGTCGGCGTCGGCATCTCGCGTTCGCTTGCAAGCCGCACCAATCGCGCCGCCGGCAACCGCCGCACGCCGACCGATCCGACCGGCAGCGACGCGATCGATCAGTACAACTGCAAGAAGACCGACTACGACTATGCCTGGGGCTATTCGCTGCTCGATGCCTGGGCGCATCGTCCGGAATTCCAGCAGCTGTGCCGCGATGCCGTGATCCTTCAGAAGGCCGAGGACGTCATCACCATCGGCTTCAACGGCGTCAATGCGGCCGCGCAGACCGACCGCGAAGCTTACCCGCTTCTGCAGGACGTTAACTATGGCTGGCTCTACAAGATGCGCACCTATGCGCCGAGCCGCGTCATGTCGCACGGCACGAAGGACGAACTGAAGGTCTACGTGTCGGACGTCGGCCCGGCGGACTATGTCAATCTCGACGCGCTCGTCTTCGACGCGATCCAGAACCTGCTGCACGAACGCTTCCGCACTGCGACCGATCTGGTCGTGATCGTCGGCTCCGATCTGGTCCACGAAAAATACTTCAAGATCGTGTCGGAGGCGGGCGACAAGGCAACCGAACAGGTCGCGCGCGACATCATCCTGTCGAGCCGTCAGCTCGGCGGCAAGCCGACCATGCAGGTGCCGTTCTTCCCGCCCAACGCGATCCTGATCACGAGCCTGAAGAACCTGTCCTACTACTGGCAGATCGGCACCGCGCGCCGCGCGATCCGCGACGAACCGGCCCTCGATCAGATCGAGAACTATGAGAGCATCAATGACGCTTTCATGGTCGAGGAATACGGCAAGGCCTGCCTGATCGAGAACATCCAGCTCGGGGCGTTCGAGCCTTAACGGCCCGGCCCCTTCCCACGTCCGCCCTCACTCGAACAGGATCGACCATGAGCCCAGCTCGCCTCCATCGGGAACGTCACGCCGCCACTGCGACGTCCGCCGACCCCCAGCGCGTCGCATCCACGAGCGAGGGCGGGCAAACCGCCATTGCGCCTCCGGCAAAGCCCTTCACGATGACGCCGGCACGCGCGGCGCAGGATCGCAACCTTGCGCTCGCCGCCGCCACGGCGGTCGCGGAACAGCCCGCCGCCGCACCGGATCCCGGCACCGAGGCCGAACGCGCTACGGCCCAGGTCAATCTGCGCCTCCAGCACGATCTGCGCCGCCTGCGCGACATCGCCTCGATCGAGAAGAAGATCGAGGCGAAGCGCGAAATGCTGCCGCACTATGCGGCATGGGTGCAGGGCCTGCTCGATGCCGACACCGGCCTTGAGGAAGACGTGCTGCCCACCGTCATGATCTGGCGGATCGACACCGGCGACTTCGACGGGGCGCTCGCCCTGATCGAGCATGTCCTCGCCCACAACCTGCCCCTGCCCGCGCGCTACGAACGCTCCGCCCCGGCGCTGATCGTCGAAGAGATCGCGACCGCAGCTTGGAAGGTTCAGCAGGCCGGGGACGCGTTCCCGTTCGAGATCCTCGCGCGCGTCGACATGCTCACCGCCGACGCGGACATGCACGATCAGATCCGTGCCAAGCTCAAAAAGGCGATTGGCATCGAGCAGATGCGCAGCGCCCTCAGCGAAGCGGGTGACGCGATCGTCAACAAGCCGCTGGCCAAGCTCGCGCTCGAAACCCTCGGCCGCGCCCGCACCCTTGATCAGCGTGTCGGCGTAACCGACCGGATCAAGAAGCTGGCCAAGCTGATCACCGCACTCGAACCGCCGGCACAGACCGGCTGACAGGCTCGCCCCCCGGCGTCGGGGGCGGATCGCGCATGGCGGGAGGGGCTTCGGCCTGAGGGCCGCCAGTGACCCGATCCCCACCCCCGAAATCATCGAAGGACCGACCATGACTATCGCTCGCGCACTCATCCTCGCCGCGCTGACCGCGATCATCCTGGTCGGTCATTTCTTCCCGCTTGCCTTCGTCGCGCTCCTTTCGTCGCTCGTGCTGCTCGCCAGCATGTGGGCGGTCGCCGCAGGCCTCGTCTTCACCTTGCTTGCTTCCTCATGGCGCTGGCGCGCAGCCTCGATCGCACTCGCCCTGCTCGGGTTCGCGCTCTATTTCGGCACCGCATGCGCCCTCGCCTTGGCGCTGGCGCCATGAGCGATTTCGTGTTCGACGCCACCCCGGTTGCCCCCGCTCCCCCCTCTGCGGAACCCGTGGTCACCAACGATGGCTGGTTTCCCGACATCGACCCCGCCGATGTTCGCGCCGACAGCCGCGTGCGGGAAAATGTCACCCCTGCCCGCCTGCGCCGCGCGATCATCGATGGGATCATCACGGTCAACCGCCAGCTCGCCGGGTGGAAGGCCGCCCAGATCGCGGCGGGCCATGCCAATCTGGCGGCGGTCCCGGCGGATCAGATCGACGGCAAGAGCCAGCTGCTCCAGCTCTACTCGGGCGCAATCTGCGCCGCCGCGAAGGTCGAGCTGGTCGAGCGCTACCGCGACACCGATCTGACCGGTGCCGGGCAGCGACAGGTCGATGAACTGGATCCCGCGCTGGGCGAGCTGCGCCGCGACATGATTCACGCCGTCCGCGATATCCGCGGCGAAGGCCGTACCGTGGTGGAGCTGATCTGATGGCTGACACCATCCGCGCCCGCGCGGGCGATACCCTCGACGGATTGCTGTGGCGCGAACGCCGCCTCGGCCCGGAGGCGCTGCCCGCCGTCATGGTCGCCAATCGGGGGATCGCCGGGCTTGGCGCTGTGCTCCCGATCGGAACGCCCGTCACTGTCCCACCCGCTGCCGCGACGGCCCCCGCGACCCGCGAACTCGTCCAACTCTGGAGCTGACATGGAAAACAAATTGCTCGCGCTGGTCGATGCCTTCCTGACCCTCCTGTCCGGCTTGTTCCCCGGCGCGATTGGCGCTGCGGTCGGCATGGCGTGGCGCAAGGGGCTGACGTGGCGCGAGCGCTTCGTGCAGCTCGCGGTCGGCATCGTCGTCAGCTGGTTCGTCACCCGCGCGATCGGCGCGCTCTGGCCGCTCTGGTTCCGGCACGAGCCGGATCCGTTCGTCATGCAGGCCATCGCCTTCACGATCGGCATGATCGCTTTCGAAGCGACCCCCCGTTTCATTGCCGGCGCGTCCGACGTGATTGGCGGACTGCCCGCCCTCATCCGCGACCGCCTCATCGGAAAGGGAAAATGATGCGCGTCATCGACAAGATCGTGATCCACTGCGCCGCGACCCGCGAGGGGCAGGCGATTACCGCTGCCGACATCGCGCGGATGCACCGCGCGCGCGGCTTCCGCACGATCGGCTATCACTTTTTCCTGCGGCTCGATGGCACGCGCGAGGTTGGCCGCCCGCTGGAGCAGGCCGGTGCTCATGTCGAAGGTCACAATGCCCGCTCGATCGGGATCTGCTACGCCGGCGGCGTCGATGCCCAGGGCAACGCGAAGGACACCCGCACTCCCGAACAGCGCGCCGCAATGCGGGAACTGATCGTCGAGCTGAAACAACGCTTCTCCGGCGCGCAGATCTGCGGCCATCGCGACCTGTCGCCTGACACCGATCGCGACGGCAAGGTCGAGCCGCACGAATGGCTCAAGCAATGCCCCTCGTTCGACGTGGCCGCATGGCTGCGGGAGGAAGGGCTGTGATCAAGGCGCTCACTGGCGCGGCCAAGGCCGCGAGCGGCTTTCTCGGGTCGAGCTGGTGGGTGCTTCTGGCCCTCGCCAGCGTCGCGGCGTGGTTTTACGTCGATGGCCAGCGCGTCCGCGCCGATCGCGATGCCTGGGCGGGATGGGGCGCTCAGGTCTGCGCCTTCACCGGCACCACACCGGAGGCGGCGACGATCGAGATCGCGACCGACAAGGGCAAGCGGCGGGTCAAGAAGGCGCGGGGCCAGCTGTGCGGTGAGGCGGTGCAGGATCTGGCGTCCTTCAAGGCGCAGACGATCCGCAAGACCGCCGACACCCTCGCCACCGCCCAGACCGAGCGAGAGACAAAGACCAGGACTGACATCTCGACCGCTTCGCGCCACGCGATTGCGCGCCGCGCTGCTGTCACCAAAATGGAGGAAGCCGATGCGCAAATTGGCGCTGATGATCGCGTGGACGGCAACTGGTTTGCTGGCATCAACGACCTTGGCGGGCTGCGGTAAGCCGGACATTCGCCCCGAGCCGCAAATCGTCGCAATGCCGGTCAAGGATACGCCGCCTGCGGATCTGCTGATCTGCCCCGAACCGGCCAAGCCTTTTCCGACCGATGCCACCGCCACGATCCCGGAAAAGGTGCGCGCGCCGCTCAAGGGGCTGGCGCTCGGCTATCGCGACCTGTTCGACCGCACCCGCCGCCTGATCAACTGGATCGCGCCGGGCAGCTGCCCGGTGCCGGAGGCCTCGAAGTAAGCCGATGCTCCACAAGCCCAGATCCTTAGTCGCGTTGCTGCGAGAAAAGGTGCCGGCACTGAAGGCCGACCCGACCCTGCTCTCGATGTTCATCGACAAGGGCAAGGTGATCTCGCGCGCGACCAACAACCCGTCCTTCCAGTACCGCTACACCCTTAACCTCGTGGTGCAGGACTATGCCGGCGACATCGACGCGCTGATCCTGCCCATCCTGCTCTGGGTCGGGCAGGAAGAGCCGGAGCTGCTCGAACGCGCGCCGCATGAACCGATCCGCTACGAATCCGAAATCCTCGACGCCAGCTCGGCGGACGTCTCGATCTATATCGAGCTTTCGGAACGCGTGCTCGTGGCGCGCGACGCTGCGACCGGAACCTACACCACGTCGCACCTCGATGATCGCTACGCGCCGCCGGCATGGGATGCCGAGGGCGCGACGCTGCAGCACCCGGCGTCCGAACCCGCGTCCTGCCCATGAGCGGAGACGGCCTCGGACGGATTGAGGAACTGTGCGGTGCGATGCTGCGCAACCTCGCGGCGGGCGAGCGCCGCCGGATCTTCAGCACCGTCGCGCGCCAGATTGCGGCGTCGCAACGCGCCCGCATTACGCGCCAGCGCGCGCCTGACGGGTCGAGCTACGCCCCGCGCAAGCCCCGTGAAGCGGCTGAGCCGGGTGCCTATCCGCTGCGCTTCCTCTACCCCAAGGGTGCCGCCGAACCCCGGCTCGTCACAATGGCCAGCTGGACGCGCCAAGGGCCGCTGCTCACCGGCTTTGACCAGGAGGCCGGCGGGATCCGCAGCTTCTTCTGGGACAAGGTCGCGAAATGGCTACCGGCCGCTGATGTCGCGGGTGGCAAGGGCCGGTACCGCCGCCGTGGCGCAATCCGCCAGCGGGCGATGTTCCGCAAGCTCAAGAGCGGGAAGTTCCTGCGCGCCGGGGCAAGCGACAGCGAAGCGTGGATCGGCTTCAGCGGCCATGTCGCGGAGATCGCATGGGTTCACCAGGACGGACGCCAGGCCCGTCCCTCGCCGCGCGCGCGGCCCGTCCGCTACCCCCGCCGCGAGCTGCTCGGCCTGACACCGCCGGAGCGCGCGACGATGATCGATCTGGTTCTCGCGCACCTGGCACCCGGCTAGGTTAAGTGAGCGTAATTCACCATTCGCCCTTCGTCCATTTTCAACCGCCTGATGGGCAGTCCCGACACACCAAAAATGGGCAAATCGCGCGATCGGTAAAGTCGGACAGCAACGATCGTAGCTCAGAGGTCTTCCGGCCTGCTATTGTTTTCAGGAGAATCCCGCTCTTCGGCGGCGCCAATTGCGCCTCCATCATTCACCCCTACCGGATTTGCGAGCAGATCACGTAAAATCTCGAGCTTTCCAAGCAATTCGTCGAACGTAATGATCCTCACGTCCTTAATCTGCGTCCGGAATAGCTCAAAGCCTGCGCGCTTATCTCTGTCATTTGGAGTCACGCCGGCGACCACCACGCAGTCGATCGCATGGGCCTCGATGGCGTAGTAACCTGAGTTATCCTTAAGAATCGGTAAGGTCCGAATGAACTTCGCACGTTGGTCGAGCACTTGGGTTATCGCGCCGGTCAGGCTCGGATGAGGTGGCCAGACCTCCTTTCGATACAATCCGCCGATGAGCTCGGCCCCTGGCGTTTTTATCTCGACCAAAGCGGCGTTCATGGTGCGGTCGTTCTTCATCAGGAAGTCCGCGAATTTCTGTCCGTTTCCGCCAAATCGGACCCCCCCGACCGGCGTGCCACTGGCGACGAGGACAGCAGGGTAGCCAAACACCATAGACAATATGAATGGATTGAGCTCGAACAGCCTCTGAAACCGTTTCTCGGATGCATTCTCATCCATAAGGCGCTGAAAACTAGCGATTAGGGCTTCGAGACTTACAAGCTCAATGTCTCTCTGCAGCGCTGCAAACTCGAGCGGCTCCTTTTCCGCGAGTGTCCTCGCATTCGACGCTGCGGCCCGCGCGACTCCGACCCGGTCCTTGCCCTTCAGAACTGTACCCGCAAGTTTTGGACCGCCAAGAAGGTCGTGGATGCTGCCAGCCTTATAGGGCCGTCCGCGTAGCGGAAATCGGGCGGGATCAAGATGGTGAAGCAGGATGTCATTAGCAGCGATCGACCGCTCGATCCGGCTCTCAGTTTGGTATTTGCGCGCGATCCTTCCAAAATGCAGCCGCATCGCATCGTAGTCATCGAAGCTAAGATGGAGTGTATTACTATCGAGCCGGGTTTCACCCGAACCTAACGCAAGATGCGTAACGCCGTCGATTTCACATATCGCGTTGATTAGGGGGGCGATCAGCGAAGTCACTCCCAGCCCATAGGAGGGATCTCGAATGAACATCGGCGGAAGCTTCTGATCGAGGAATTCCAGCGCAGCGTCGCGATCTTGCGGGATATCGTAAGGCGGGGCTAGCTCGAAGCTGATAGATTCAAGCGGCGCATACTTTCCGGTAAGAAAACGGTCCGTAGGTCGAGTGTAGGTCGGATAAGTGACAAGTTGGTCCTCGCCAATGTGCACATCGAACAGCCGACGGGTGGGCAGCGGATCGCTAGGCTGAAGTCGAGGGTTCGCTTCCCGACTAATTGCACGGCTCATTCTTAGCGTGCAGGCCATGCCATAGCTGATTGCTTCGAAAAGCAGGTCGAAGTCGGTTGCGGCCATGCGTAGCTACTATCCTCTTGTTGAAACTGTAGCAGTGGCAGGAACGATGGCTATGCTTAAATCGTACCCATAACTGGCGGGTGAGAACGTCAGCAGAACCGGTCCGCTAGATCGAAGACCCGCGTCGACCTCTCTCGGGATGCCGTAAGGCCATCTATAGCGGTCACCCTGCATATCTGGCCCAAGTGTGCAATTTGGACGCGGGGGTCGTCCAGCGTTTCTTGCCACTCTCAATCTATCTAGCGCGCTCTTGTAGTAACGCTTCCAACAAGGGCGCGGGGTCGCGCGCGCCCGTCGATCCCGCCGAAATGGCGGCGTGTTCGACCCCACATCTAGCTCGACGGCAATCGACCTGTCGCGCCTTCCCGCGCCGAGCTTCCTCACGCCCGCGTCCTATGAGCAGGAGCGAGCCGATCTAGTCGTGTTTTTTCAGGCTATGCTGCCCGAGTTCGACGCGTCGATCCCGTCCGATCCGGCCGTGAAGCTGCTCGAAGTCATCGCCTATTACGTCATCTTAAAGGGACAGGAGTTCAACGAACGCGCCCTGCAAACGATGCTCGCCTATGCGACCGGGGCCAATCTCGATCAGCTCGGCGCGCTGGTGAATGTCGAGCGGCTGCTGATCGAGCCCGCCGACGGCGCGACGCCGGCGGTCTATGAAAGTGACGCCGATTTGCGTCGCCGC